TCAAAATACACCTAAAATTGCACCTAATGGGGGCATAAAGAGACCAATGAGTCGAGCCAGCTCCATGCCTGTCCAGTGGTCAAACGTGAACAGTTTGTAGGCACTCACGAAGTAGGAAATAACGGCACAGGCAAACAGTAGGGTCAGGACGGTATCAATGATCTTGGCTTTCATGGGTCTCTCCGTTTCATACAGGCAATAAAAAACCCCAAGCCGTGAGACCTGGGGTTTAGTCGGTTTTGCTGACCCGATGACAGCGGGCCTAGCTCTGAGTTATGCCGCTAGGGCATCCATCAGTTGTTCCTTCAGCGCCTTGCCTTTGGCATTAAGACTGAAGATTGACACTCGGTAATCTTGGGGGTCAGGACGGGTATCAGCGACGTCAATGCCTGCTTTCCCAGGTCTTGCACGGTCTGTCAGGTTCCGCATGTTGCGTGAAGTCCTCGACTTACCAAACTTGAATCGGTTCTCAACCTGACTCACAGTGGCCTCGTCGTTGTCGCAGAGGTGCAAGAAGCAGAGGATTGTTCCGACCGGAATGTCCTCTTCGTACTCTCGAAAGAGTGAGATTGCATTAATCAATACGTTCGCATTCATGATAGTTTTTCCCGCCTGTTGCCTATGTTTTTAGGTTCCCAGGAAGTACAGCCCTCCCAGTTCAAAGCAAGGGTTGCCTGCCTCTCTATTTATAATGAACTCGCTTTCCTTGCTACTGGCCATCCATTTAGTTGCTTGGCCTAGCCGCTCACTGTTGAAGAAGTCATCCCTATGCACTGCCTCCAACAAAAAGTCCTGAACGACAAAAGTAAAGTCCACTTATAAAGTACTCCCGATGGTGCGATGGTGTCAACCTCAGGACAGTCACGTTCTGCTGATTGGCCTGAGGATGGGCGATTATATGTCTAATTCTCTTTTTGTCTAGCCCTTGTGAACTGAATCACAATTTTTTACATTCATGTGACTGATTAGCTTATGCAGCCAGTCGTGCCTGGAGGTGTGACGACAGGTTCATCACATCGTCATCCAGTAGTTGTTGGCGTCTGCGTGAACGGTGCAGTCGGGAGTCACGGCGTTGCTGGCGAAGGATGTCTTGGGTACGTTTCTGCATGATAGGTTCTCCTAATCAATAATGTGGTCAATGAAGGTTACAGCTAAGATGAGACCAGCCCACCCGAAGGGATGAGCCAGCGTATAAGCCAGGAATTTATCCATCAGCGCATGGCCAACGACATGCCCCCTGCCCTCAGACCCTGAAGACGGTTGACGTTGAAGCGGCGGTAACCACCAATCTGTCTGTCCCAGATGGTTGCCAGCTCAAGCGTATCGCCAGCCTGAGGGTTCACACCCTTGGTCAGGTATCGTTTGACCCCAAGGCGTCCATTCAACTCACGGACACGACCGCTGTCAGTCGTGAAGGTCACGCCTACGAACTTGCCTTCCTGTGCGTACAGGAGTTCGGTCATCAGGCTACGTGCTTTGATTTCGGCTGCTTGTTTGCTCATCGTTAGTTCCTCATCTCAAATAGACGTTGTATGTATTGCGCTTTGCTCATGACCCAAGGGTCACGCGGTAGGTGCATCCCAGTGTCACCCGTCCAGTCCTTGAACTCTTCGTCATAGAACCCCACGGGTGCTGGGTGTTGTTGCTGTAGGTCTCTCAGTTCGTTCGCCCAGTCCTGCCACTGGTGGTCAGACACAATGGTCACTCCCATCCAGTAGTACAGGTAGCTGTGAATCAGCATCTGGGCACGGCGTCTGCGGATAAGCTCTACAGGAGACCCAGCATCATTAGGCACTGGAAGACCTCCTCAGGTAGTGAGTGTTCGATCATGCGGCCACCTGCTCCATGAACCGGACGTTAAAGCCCAGGCACACAGGCTTGGTGCCATTACGCTCAGTGGTTCCGAGGTAGGTTTGGCCGCTGGACATGACCGGAAGTTGGTTCTCATCAGCCGTGACAAAGGTGTCATCACGGTAGGGGTTGTAGGTTATCGGGTACATTGCGCCGGACAGGAAGTGACCCTCAACGGCAGTGCCCCGCACGAAGGCATGGACGACCTTTCGCTTCTCAGCCCGTACCTTGGCTTGGCCCGCAGGTTGCACCACGTAGGAGCATTCACGGAGGGTCAGGGAGTGGACATGCGCTACGACACGCCCCTTGTTATCCCCTTCCAGCGCACGGACAGACCACAGTTTCTTGTGCAGGTTCCAGTACACTTCGACACGCATCAGGCTACAGCTCCCAGAAGTAATCCACGGGCCGTCACCACGTAGTCAGTGACCCAGCCCTGCTCAGTGTTCTTCATGACCATGGCAGCGCCTAAGACCTCAGCATGAGAGGCCTCAATCTTGGTCATCACACCCTTCAGGTCAGTGCCAGAACAGGTGCCGCGAATGATAGTGATAGTGCTCATGCTGCCTTGCCCTCAGTGTGCGGCTTGTTATCAACCAACCATGTTTTCAATGTGGTCATGACATGCTTCAGTCGGTTGACCATGAACTCGTCAAACTGCAGGTCTAGGATATGCTCGGCCAATCCATCGCTAGTGCGGCCATACACACCCATAGCAGAGCGGATTGCATTCTCATGGGTAGGGTCAGCGTCATCCCAGTAGCCATCCTTGTTGTCCTTAAAGAGGGTCACGAACCGTGTGTCGAACCCTTGGTATTGCTCGAAATCCTTGCCTGCCAGTGTCAGAGCAGCCAGCACACCGGCCATGTGGGCACGGTCGAAGTCATCCTTACTGTTCAGCTCAAGGTCACCACTCAGCAGGTAGTGATACCGCAGGACATCAGGCACGAAGTCCCAGTCGAACGGGCCATTGCACTCATGCAGCCAGATGTTGTGACGCCATAGGTCATCCACAACTTTCGCCCAGCTAACGGCATACTCCCGCATCTCGCAGGTGCCGATTTCTTCCCACTTAGCCACCACCCATTTACTGAGGGGTGACGCCTCCTTCCTTTCATCCCGTAGTTCAAGGATGCTTTCCCAGACAATGGCGCAGGACATCATGTTTTCGTGGTTGTATGTGCTCATGCTTCAGGCTCCAGTACAGGTTCTGACCAATCGTTGCCGCAGTATCTGCAGCGGTGGTGTTCAAGTGTGCCGAGGGTGCCGAGATGACACTCCTCCAGCCATTGGCCCTGACCGCAGGCCGTGCATTGACGTAGGAAGTCTTCGATCATGACCGCAGCTCCATTGGAGTTGATGAGACCAGTAACAGGTGGTGTTCGACCTCACGGATGAGGCCTTCCCGATCAACGCCTGGGATTGTGTAAGCTCTCCCCCTGACGTCGATCAGCCGCAGGTGTAACCCACGGCCCAGCTCTTTCATTTGTTGCAAGCCATACTCAAGGGCCATCTCGGTCTGACTTGGGGTCGGAAACCGTATGCCTTCGATGATGATTGCGGTCATGGTCAGTACCCTGCCTTACCTTCAAAGTGGTCGATGGTTGCCCTTGCAATGGCGTCTGCGTTGGAGTTGGCCGTGTGGTCGTACAGACACTCACTTGGGTAGTTGTCCCAGCAGAAGTAGAAGCTCAGCCGCTCGAAGTCTTTCTCGAAGCGCACGACAGTCATGTCGGTACACATAGCCATGTCGAGGTAGTCACGGTCTGAACAGTTGGCGGCCAGCTCTTCCCATTCCTCACCGTCGAAGACACGGGTCAGCGTATAGCCCAGACCCTCGGCTTGCTTCCTCAGTCTCCGAGCTACCTGTTCCTTCTTGCGCCACATCTCAGAGATTGGCCGTGGGTAGAACCGCGAGCCTTCAGGAATGTCCTTGACCCGACGTTTGTAGGCTTCAATGGCAAGTGCCTCGGTCTCTGCCTTAACACGTTTGGGTTGCTCAGTGTTTCTTGCTGCAGGTCTGGCGAAACAGATGTCGAAGTACGGCATAGTGGTGTCCCAATGATAGTGATAGTGCTCGGAGAAAAAGGTAGGGCTGACCTTGCGATCAACCCGATGTCAGTACTACTAGATCAAACTGCAATGGCGTTGATGCGTCCGTACTTGGAGACATAACGCTTGGCATAGGTGCCGTGAACATTGATCGCAACGCTAGGGCCATCACCCTTGGCACCATTGCATAGACCACAAGCCAGACAGCTAATGCCAGTGGTCTCACTCAGGCACAGCACCTCGTTAGCAGCCAGCGGGCTGTCTTCAGTCTTAACCCTGAAGGTTCTACGTCCATGGAACTGATGAGCCAGCGCACCCTTAGGTGTATCCGCTGACACCATGCAGTAGTGCAGGATGCGAGAGTCAAACTTGGGGTGTCCGATTTGGTGTGTGTACCCAGTGTGGCCAGTGGTCAGGCTCACAACGGATGACCATACGTCTACTGGCACAGCAGCAGGGTCACCATAGGCACCCAAGCGAATCATGCGCCCAGTGAACAGAGACCCATGAATGCCAGGGTCAAACGTAGGGTAATTGCCCCGCTTGAATGACCGGTAGACAGCCAGCGGCCCTTGATGAGTGATGACGTAGCAGCTACCACCCAGCGAGTGACGATGTGGGCAAGCACCACAGACAGAACCGTCCAGTCCTGCCTTGCTTGCAACCTGAGGTTCAACGTCTGACCGGAGTATCCATGTCTGAATCATGGGGCCAGTCTTCTCGTTTTTAGAGCTGAAGGTTGCGACCGCGATGATAGGTTGCCCGTCTAAAACCGATGGGCCTTCATACAGCACAACTCCAGAGACTTTACTCATTGTCATTACCTCAGGTTCGGATTGATGTCGGGACTATTAGCCCAGAGTGAACATAGCTTTGCCGTCACGCTTGTTATTCGCTTCAGCTTTTGACCGGATGAAATACATGGGGTCTCTTGCCTCAGGGTTAACCCATGAGTGACGAGGAGCATGGTGTACAGCACGGTTAAGCAGGGCACGGAATGTCATGATGATAGACCTCATTAAAAGACAGTGGACAGAATATCGGAGTGAACATCAGCGTAGACCTCAGCCATTCGCTTCAGGCTTGCCTTCAGCTCTACGAAGGTCTTGACCTCAGGGTAATCAGCGATCAGGTCAGACTCTCCAGTACAGTTGAAGAGCATGTCCCAGCCAGCATGGTCAGGATTAGTGTCAGCCATCAGGTTGATGTAGCGGATACCACGTTCAGCGATCTTCATGTTCATGTCAGTGTTTCTCACTGTGGTTAGATTCCGCGACTGTCCACTCAGAGAATGAACAGCCGGAATATAACTGTAGGGCTTGGTATCGGTGCCACCCGTATCGTTTGTATATTGACCCTCACTGGAGATAAGCCAGCTCCTCGTTATTGCTGAGGACTCGGGTTTTCGGTCGCTCAATCGGTCGTTGGGAGGGACGAACCCTTTGCCTAAACCTACTCGGGCTACTTCAGGCAACTTGCCTTCAGATCAAAGCCGTTGGTCAGCTTGTAGCGTGACCCTGCTTCCGGTGTTTAAGGAGACCCGGCACCTCTTGGAGGTATATTGGTGGCTCTTATTCCCTGAGCCTGAGGCATCCCGCCTCACCACTTCGTTCTTCCATGTTGCTCATTCTACACGTTCTCGGTTCGGTGTCAAGCTCAATCTGAACCCGACCTCGCTTCTTTCAGTTATGACCCTCAGTTTGTATTGCTCCGCGTTCTCACCCTTGGTCTGTCCGTTTAACGACTGCTTTGGTCTGGCGTCACTCAGGGACAACTAGTCATGGCTGCTAAGAGCTGGTACTGAAGGCTAAACTGTTAAAGAGCGAGAGGTCTGGGCCGGTGGCCGTCACCTCATTCGATGGAGCTATTTGACCATAGGCTAAACCTGAGGTCAATAACTTTTCGATGTCAGGACTAAAATAAATGACCGGATGATAGACCTACATCTATACGCAAGGGCATGACTGGTGGTGATAGTGGAGGTCATAACACTAGATGGTGTGGGTCATGACCGGTGGACATACTACATGTTGTGCTCTGGGTCGTGCCTATAGGGTGTAGCACTCGGATGTTATAACATAACACTAAGGGTACAGGCCGGTGGTTATGACTGGCGGTTAGATGTAGGCGTGATAGTACCCTACCTTCCCCTACCTGAGGGGATGACCCCGCGCTATACCTGAGGTACAGGCCGGTGGTTGTGACCCTATGCACACACAGAATGACCCCATGCCATGACCAGAGGTCAATCGAGGGGGGTACACGGGGGGTTTTCGGGCTGCTGGCCTTTACATAAGGTCACTCAGATTTTTAACTGAAAACAAAACTGGAGGTTACAACGGACGGTGGGACTCCAGCTAAGCCAGAGGTTGTCCAGGGGAGTATAACTAGGGGTTTGACCAGGGGCTGGCCAGGAGGTATTGCCTTGAGGTTCGTTCGGCTTACGCCTCACTCACCCCCAAAGCGGAGGGTGATAATCTCATCGCTGCCTATAGTTAATGACCCATGGTAGCTGGAGGGTCATTGTCACTGGTTCTACTAGTAACAGGAGGCAAGGAGCGAGAGGTAACACCAGGGGTCATACCAGGGGGCATGACTTATAGTAAGAAAAAAAAGCCCTGACCATAGGATTAGCTATAGGTCAGGCTGAGGGGTACAACTAGGAGGAGGTAGAACAAGAGGAGATAGAGCCATGGGGTACAAAACTGAGGGTCATACTTATAGTTATATGACCTTGGGGTTTCCCCTTAGGCCCGACTTTATTCTAGGCCTTGTGCCACGCGGGCTGCAGACCATCGGCCATCCATGAATTTCTGTAGAGATTTTGACCAGTTTCACCTTGAGCATGGTCAATGAAGTCCTGCAGCTCATTCATCAGCAGCTCATCCTTCCGGTTCTGCTCTGCTCCATGGCTGTCTTGCTCCAGCATGTCTTGGAAGTACTTCACCAAGATTGCCAGGGCGTCCAACCGGTCGTCATGACCCAAGGCTCCCTTCTCGGCAGTCACTCGACTCATCTGGTAGAAGAGACTGTAGGCAGGGTTACTCTTGGTGGTCTCGTAGTCGGACACGACGACTCTGGGGTCAATGGCCAGACGGTGTTGCATCATGACCGGCTCCAGGGTGTCTATAATCCGCTTCTCCTTCTGGATGTGCTGACGTTGACCCAAGGTTGAACAAGGGTACACACGGCTCAGTACAGGCTTCAGGAGAGCCTCGAACATGCCATCACCGAAGTTGTCCTCAATGATTATCTCGTTGACCTGATGCTTCTTGGCGATCTTGGCCAGGGACTCCAGAACCTCTGGGCCATAACCTCCGATCAGACCACTGGCCTCAGGCACGAAGATGTTACCGTTAAGCATGTAGCCCACGGCATAAGCTGTCTCGTCCTTACCTCGACCAGAGGGGTCAATGGACATAGCTCTCATCTGGTAATCCACCAGCTCCTTGGCCACATAGAATGGCGAGAAGTAGCGGTCACCAGCCAACCCCATGTTAGGCAGTTCGCCCAACCCGTAGTCCTTATCGAAGGTGTGAACCAGTTCGGTCGGCCCCTTCTGGAACGGTATGGACATAATCAGGAGGTCAGAGAACTTCAGCGGGTACTTATCGGCATCACTCAGGCTTGTGTCCAGCATGAACTGCAGGGCAAAGCCAGCCTTACCGTAGGACAGCAGACGTTCCTGCAAGTCCTCATTACTGAAGCGTTTGGGGTCAGTTGTAGACCCATGTTCATACTGCGGGTGTTCAAGAATGAACGGTGCCAGTTTCCCAGCGTAGGCCATGACCTGCTCATCACTTGGGAACAGAGCTGGCCAGATACGACACTCATAGCCGCGCTTCGGCAGCTCGTTGTACAGACTCATCTCACACTGAGGGGTGCCCAGGAAGATGATACGGCTGGTAGGTAGAGGCTTGAGGATAGCGTCAAACTCTTTGACCAGCGTTGCGAGATACTCACGGGCTGTCTGGGTCTGACTGTTGTTTACGACCTCAACGTCATCGGCAATGATTACGTCCGCACGGCTACCGGTCAACTGACCAGTGATACCTACGGATTTGACGCTGGGGCTATGGTCTGGCTGTGCTGGGCCTACGTCGAAAGCATGTAGACTGTTCCGCTGCTCATTACCGGCAGACAGGTGTGCCAGCCAGGGCACGGTGTTAATCAATCGTTTGGTGAATGTGGAGAACTGGTCTGCCCGATCTTTACTGGCCGATACCACCATAATCTTGAGCTGGGGGTTTCGGTACAGGAGCCAGACAACAAAGGCAGAGGTTATCCAGCTTTTACCGACACCTCGGAAGGCTTCGATGATGCACCGCTTGGGGCCATGCTGGAGGTACTTACCAATGTCGTACTGAAGGGGTGTGGGGTCAGGGAGCGCCAGTTCTTTCCAGATGGCCAGGAGGAAGTACCGAAAGTCAGACTTCAGCTTCTTCTCGACCACCAAGACCTTATCGCTCATGCGTATGTCTCGATGTCGGGTCTAAAGCCCCTCAGATCGTCTCAGAGAGGCTTCAGGTTAGTTAGTGCCGTGGGTATTGGTCATCAACGTCAAAGGCATCAGGCAGTGCGTCAGCCAGCTTGCCGAGAGGACTTGTGGCGTTAGGTCGTAGCTCAATGTTGTTATCCTTGAGCATCTGCCGAGCTACGTTCAGTTCAGATGCTGTGGCAACCCCTGTCTTGACCCTCTCAAGCAACTGCTCGGTAATGGCCAGATGTAGGTCTGCCAGAAGGGACTCAAGGTCTGTGCTCACTTGTTTCGTCCTCTGTTCTCTTTCTGGGATTGAATACGGAGGTTGCTCCTCGCGTTGTTCCTGGGGTTTCTGTCTTTGTGATCGACGTCCTTGCCATCACCCTTGCGTACCTTTCCGGCCTTCTCCATCTTGCGTCTGGCGGCATTGCGCCCTGCCCTACGCTTCTTCTGAGCTGGCTTGCTGTGGTACTCAGCGTATTCCTTTGCGTAATTGCGCTTCTTCGACATAGTGGGTCATCGCTGCGGCGTGGGTATCGAACAGCCTTGAGAGCCAGCCCTTGCCGTAATAGTTGAAGGTTGGTAACCGAACGTAATGGAGAGCACGTCGAACGGAGTATCCGAGTAAGGCAACTTTGAGATTGACCTCCTGGGCTGCACTCAGGGTCTTAGGCCCAATCTGGCCATCTTGTTTGACCCCAAGCACAGCCTGGAGAATCTTCTTCGCACGGTCTGGCCCCTGGTTCACTGCAGAGTCAAAGACCATGAGTGCCAGGGGGCCAGGTAGTTTGTCGCACTGACACAGCTCCCAGTAATCCTTCCGGTATATCTGGATGGCTTTCTTACGGGTGAGTGAGCTGATGTCGAGGTGCGGGTATGACCGCTTGGAGATGCCGAACTTGGTGTGTCCGCCTGGGTCTCGGGGGTCATTAACCTCACCCCCTTCCCATTCAAAGACATGCTCCATGGCTACCACGAAGTAGTCCACGGGCATGTAATCCATTACTCCACCACTGGGCCGTAATAGGCTTCTTTCACGGCAGCGACAACATCGTCATCGACCTGGGTGGTGGACTTAGAGGCAGCGTACTCAAGGCCAAGGATGACCAGACGCATGAGGAACTTCTCAGTGAACAACTTGGTGACTACGGAAGTCAGGATGGTTGCAAATACTGCAGGCATGTTTATTTCCTTCTTATTGTTATTTGGCTTGTTGTAGGTTTCGGACTTCAACACGTAGTTCAGCGATTGCTGTGGCCAGTTGACCAAGGTTGTCGTTCATCCTGTCGATAACGAGCGTGAACCGGTCACGGTCTTTCTGAGCCTCATAGACTGAGGACTCCAGAAGGGTCAGACGGGTATGCAGGTGTAGCAGGATGGGACAACCGAGATCAGAAAGGTCAAAGCTAACGCCAGGAACCACTTAGGCGTATCTTTGAACATACGGTTAGAGCTTCATGATGTATGCCAGCGCGTAGTACGGCGGCAGGTTCTTGTCGATTCCAGATTCACCTTCACTGTCAACCGTAATGGTATGAGTGTGGGAACCTGTGGTGTTGGTTGAGAACGTGTGACTATGGGCACCTCCACTGCTGGTGTACGGGTAGTAAGCGGTGTACGAGTCGTTCGACACACCACCAACCCTACTGCCACCGGCACTTGTGTAACCGAAGGAGGTTGTCCACACGGCTGACAGCGCAGAGTTTGAACTCGACACTTTGATTGCCGTGGTGTGGGAGTGAGTACCACCACTGGCCGTAGTTCCAGAGTGACTGTGTGAGCCAGTACTGTTGGATGAAGCCCCATGGGTGTGAGCCACAACGACCGCATCCTTGCTACCACCAACGTCACCCACGGCATACGCACCACCAGCACCAATCACGAATTTATCTGCGAGGGGTGGTGTACCTTGGGTTCCGTCACACAGAGCGTAACCGCCTGGGATACTTGCCAATGAGCCAGACCAGAGCTTAATCATCCCTGGTTTCTCACCGGCAGCAGCTACCAGAGCGTCAACCTCAGCCTTCGTGTAATACAAGGTGTTATGGTTGTGCTCTGTTGCAACGACTGAGGCGCTCAGAGTGACGTTACTGGAACCATCAAAACTGGCTGAACCTGTGACATCACCATCCAAGGTAATGGTTCTTGCAGTCGCCAGCTTGGTAGCAGCAGCCGCAGTTCCACCAACCGGAAGGTAGTACGCATCGGTCACAGCAGCTCGGAGTTGAGCCGGAGTCGTCGGACGCAGGAAGTTGTTCGTCCCTGTGTCGATCTGGGTCATGATGAAACCAACGGTTGGGTTGGTCGTGTCATACTCAGAGCGGAACAGACGGGCCTGAACGTCTCCATTGACGTCACGCTGAACACAGTGTTAGCCGTAGTAGCGAATGCCAACTGAGAGTCATCGACCTTAGCGTCCAGAGCTTCCTGCAGACCGTCCACGTTTCCAATCACATGGTTGTGACTGTCGTCGGCAACCGTAGCTGTAATCGTCACGTTGGCTGTGCCGTTAAAGCTGGCAGAACCCGTCACACCACCACCGAGGGTAATGGTACGAGCCGTGGCCAACTTGGTCGCAGCCGTGGCTGTAGCCGCTGAGTTCAACTTACCGTCCAGAGCTGTCTGCAGACCTGTAACCGTGCTGATGGTGTGAGCGTGAGAGTCATCACCCACAGTCGCAGTCAGGGTCACGTTGGCCGTACCATCCAGACTCACAGAGCCAGTCAGGTCACCACCCAGAGTGATAGTCCGAGAGGACGCCCACTTGGTTGCAGCAGAGGCTGTCGCTGTCTTGCCCAGGTATCGAGCATCAGCAGCAGTAATGTCAGGCACGTTCGCAGCGGCTGTACCCACAGCTCGTTGAGCTGCAGTATCAAGACCCAGCGTTGAACGCATGGCTGAGGCAGAGGTGTCATCCAGCAGTGTGTCCGCAAAGGAAGACACATTGGCTGACGGATAGAAGGCACCAGCTTCACTCAGAGCTGCAGACCCCAGGAGTAGCAAGGCACGTACAGCAGCAGCGTCAGCACCACCTGTAACCGATTGACCGAAGGTGGACACATTAGAGGCCAGATAGAAGGCACTCGCTTGCTTACCATCCACGGTATCCGCGTCCAGGCCTGAGCCAGCACCATCGACGGTCTTCACCTTGGCCAGAACGTCAGAGGCTGTGTAGCCATCCTTGCGCTGGTAGGTAGACGCGATGTCGGGTATATCGGTTGAAGTGATAACAACGTCAGGGCCAGCCTTGCTGTTCACAGAGGACACAAGGTTAGGCGGCAGGAGGTTTGCTGACTCGTAGTTGAACTGGTCGTTGATTGACAACTCCCAGCCTACGTCTACAAAACCAACCTGGGGTAATGTACCGGCAGTATTGATAATCCAGTATTTACCCGCGTCTCCTGTACTAGGGCTTGCAATAGGCAGATTTCCACCACTGGCATCCCATTGACCACGTAGGTCTTGGCACCAGAGGTAATAGCCCGTGCTTCCTCAGCATAGGTCTTGGCAGACTTCAGTCCTGGCTCAACTTCACCAGTACCTACAGCCCACTGTTGAGCTTGGTTCTTGGACGCCAGAGCAGCAGCCGCAGAATCAGAGGCATCAGAGGCACTTGAACTCGCAGCACCAGCCGCAGAGTTAGCAGTACTCGCAGAGGTAGACGCAGCGTCAGCCTTGGCCACAGCCGTATCCTTGGCAGCAACCACGATGTCCTTGTCTGCAGTGGCAGTCTGCTGAGCAGCTACAGCCGCATCCCTGGCAAGGATTGTTGCATCCCTGGCAGTAACAGCCTCACTGGCCTTGGTCGTTGCTGTGGTAGCAGCAGTCTGAGCCGTGGTATTAGCAGCTACTGCAGCAGCTTCAGCATCACTAGCCGCAACCTGGGAGGCAGCAGCAGCATCAGCTTTCTGTGTGGCAGTCGTTGCAGAACTTCCGGCTGAGGTCGAGTGGGCCTGAGCAGCAGTTCGTGCAGCTTCAGCGTCAACCTTGGCGTTATCAGCGTTGGCTTCAGACAGAGCAGCGTTGTTGGCAGCTTGTACCGCTTGGTTGCGGGCATCAGATGCTGTCAGCGAGTCATTCTCTACCCGTGTAGCTTCAGTGACCACGGTGTCATGGAGGGTCTGAACCGTGTTCTTTAGACCCTGAGCCTTGGCTGCATGGTGCAGTGCAGAGTAAGACCCTGGCTCAACGGGTGAGTCCACAGCCTTCTCAGACCACTCAGAGGCCTTAACCGCATGGTGCAACGCAGAGTACTTGGAAGGGTCTACCTGTACGCCAGGAGCCTCGTCAGCCCACTTCTTGGCCTTCAACTCATGGTTCAGAGCTGAAGCGTTTGAGGCCTCAGCTTGAATCTTGGCAGTCTCAGCAATAGCCACCTTGGAGGCAACTTCAGCCCGATCAGCTTCAACCTCATCGACCTTAGCCAAGATGATGTCGGTCTTCTCCAGTACCAAGTCACGGGCAGACTCAGCTTGCAGTCTATCTTCATTGGCAGTGGTTGCATGACCGAGAGCTTGGGAAGCATAGGTGTTCGCCAGACTGGATTTAGCCGCAGCGTTATCCGCAGAGGCCTGAGCAGCATTGGCGTTGACAGCACTAGCAGCTTTATCAGCCGTAATGCCATTCCGAAGGTCAGAGTTGATACCGTACTGGTCGTCTACGTACTGACGGTTTGCACCATCGGTAGGCAGCTCAGGGTCAGCGAGGTCTTTCAACCTCCGGTTAGTCATGGAGAACGAACCGTCCGGTTGTGGCTTAATGCTGTCCCGAGCTAGGTCGTAGGCTTCCTGCATGGCGTAGAACACTTGGTTCGCGCTGTCATCCAGGTCTTTCTCCGTCAACTCCGCAGCATTCACGAAGTCCACAGTCCGAGTCTCAAGGAAGGTATCCCTGAACACGGTAACCACCGCCGAATCGGTCAGTGGGTCATTGAGTTTGACGGTATGTGAGTCGAGGAAGACGAAGTTGAAGGTCTCGGTGCCGTCGATACTGACATGCACATCAGACTGGTTCACGTAGTCAAAGTCGAACACAAAGGTATCGTCACCAGTAACCGTCGCGTCATAGATGGTTCTGGAGTAATAGCTTTCTGCCATTCGTTAGTCTCGTAGAATAGAGTTGTTGAAGTAGTGGAAGCCGTACCATGAGTTGGTCGGGATGGAGCGCCAGAGTCTCTGGACGTCCTGTTCACCGAAGTTACCCATTGCGGCATTACCAGCGGATTTCGTTACGTTTTCGATGGTGGTCAGCCAAGGTGCTGAGAACAGAGCGCCCTCAAGCGATTGGTAGCGTTGACCGAAGGTTGGGAACCCGAAGGGAGCTGCGGCTTTGTTCCAGATTGAGAACGCACCGCCCAGACTTGTGGTGTAACCCAAGGAACCCTGCCAGAAGGCATGACCCCCGAAGCTTTCTCTCGCCACTCGTCTTTCTCGCGGTCGGACATACCGGCTGCTTTGATTTCATTCCGAGCGCCATACCACATGGCCCCACCGACGATTTCGCCCATGAGGGTTGCGTAGGTCTCAGCACGGTTCCAGTTGGCGATCTTGTTGCCCAGGCTCTTGTACAAGCCGGATAGCAGGAGCTGCTGGAACTGGAAGAGGAACTGCTCGACTGTGGCGTTGAAGAAGACCACACGCTCACCAGCCAGAATCTTCAGCACTTGGTTGGAGTTCATCCGGTACAGACCTGAGAGGAAAGCCTCCCGTGTGTCTGCATCCCACTTGTCGAAGTTGACGGTGTTTACGCGATCACCAAAGGAACCCTTGGTGGTTTCTGCATGTTGTGCCAGGTAGTCGATGGCCTTCTGGTACTGACCCTCGGACATCCCCATCTCAGTGCGAGTGAAGAGCATCCGGTTCTTACCACGGGCCAGCTCGACGCTTTTATCAATGGACATGAAGAAGGTTGTCTTCCGCGACCACTGGTCAAACGGAGCCATCAGAGAGGCAATGGCAAAGCCCTTGGAGGCGTCATGGAGGTGCCTTGAGAACCAAGACCCCTGTCCGTACATACCGGTCTCTTCATAGAGGTTGAAGTAGTGGTTGTAGAACATGTTGTCCACGTTGAAGCCGAACTTCTCGAACTCCTTCGCCAGCTTCACAGAGCCTTCGCCCCGCATTGCAGGGATAGCCTTGAGTGCAGTGATGGGGCCACCACGGGCAATCGCACCAACGAGTTCAGCCATACCGGCCATACCCGCCATACCCAGCATCTGGAGCTAGAAACCTGAAGTAGGTTACCTGCCCATTCCTTCTGCTTGTCGGTCAGACTCGGAAGTGGATTGGATGGCCGTTGACCATCGTGATGACGTCATCGAACGTCTCCAGCTCCTTCTGGATAGCCACATCGTCTAGGTTCTGAGCCTTGAGGTCTTTCTCAATGCTGGCCCGAAGTTCATTGATCTTCTTCGGACTGGTCAGCCCCTTTTCAGCCAGAGCAGCAGCGCCTTCCATCTTCCGCACGTACATCTCGGAGGTCTGGAACACGTTGAGGTTGAGCATGTCAGCAATGGAGACCATGCCCTCGTCGTCACGGGCGTAGATGTCCAGATCGAGCCTGGGCTTCAGCCGGTCGATAACGTCCATCCGGTTCTTGCCATTGGTCTCGGTCTTGTTCTTCTTCAGGTAGGCGAAGGTCTCCTCGGCCACCTCATCCACAGACTTACCGGCCTTGGTTGCTTGCGCTTCCAGAACCTCAGTCATGAACTCCTTGAACTTGTCGGCATCCTCGAAGATGTCATCCATGACCACACGACCGTTGGAGCAGCGTCAGCCACACCCCTGGCGATCAACTCAGCGGCACCTGCAGGCATCTCTGGGTCATTCTTCATGAGGCCATTGCGGATAGCCTGAACCACACGTTCCTCGCCATGCTTCTGCTTGGCAGCGAACATCTTGGCCTTATCCCAAATTCGTGGGACATACCGGTCGCTGTAGGTCAGAGCCTGTGCTCCATTGACCCCGTAACGCTGGGCATCGTGGAACGCACCCTTCATCCGTTGGTCAATAATCTCCAGCATCTTGCGGAGGTGTGGGTTATCGGGTCTCTCGCCTGTCATCCTTAGGTGCGACAATTCGTTGGACACTTCGGACAGAGCCTTGTGTACCTTGCTTCGCGTACCCAGATTCCAGCGGTTAATCCCCTGCTCTTTCAGGTAGGCTCGGAACGCCTGGGCCAGCTCACGGTTCTTCGGAGCGATCAGGTTCTCTACCCGCCGTTGAGCGTTGAGGTCTGCAGCGTTGAGCTGGATGTCGTCCTGGCGTCTAACACCGTTGGACATCAGCTTGTGGCCCCAGTTACGGAGAACCTGGGAGGATGACTTCTGGGTTTTGCCCCAGTAGTCGTAGCGCAACATCCCCTTGATTTGCTCACGGTCAGGCTGGTGTCTTCCAGAACGTCCACGGCTGATTGCTGCAGAGGTGATAGCTCCTCTACCGCTTCAGACGCGATGTCGGGACTTTCGGTCACAACTTCGGACTGTTTGGCCAGACGGTTCTGCATCTCTGCTTCGACGTCCTTCAGACTGCTGGGCATATCCATCTTGGTCAGACGGGCAATCTCAGCATCCAGCTTGGCAACTTGACCCTGAAGCTCACCGATTTCCTTGGCGTTCTTCTTGGCCTTACCCTTTGACCGCTGGGCTTCACCGGCAACCTTCTCCAGCTTTAACTGAAGGGCTACCTTGCCGTCCTGCAACTCGTTTACCGAGGCTTCACGGCGTACCCAGTCTTCTACCCTACTCAGCTCAGACTCAGCTTTACTGGCCTCTACATCGCGTCCCAGCTTGGTCTTAACCCTGTCCAGACTTGCAGTCAGGGTCTCAATGCGGGAGTTGAAAGAAGCAACCTCTTCGACCTTACCTGTGGTTCGACCCTTCTGGTTTGCCATGAGGGCATCCTTCTGGGCCTGGAGCTGGTCGATCTGGTCAAGCAGCATTCGCTCCTCAGCCACCAACGCCTTGCTGGTCGCACGGTCGTTCTTATTGCCAGCTCTGGCTGTGAGGCCTGCCTTAACGTCACCCACCATGTCCTCGTAACTGAGTTCACGGATTACCGGCTTCACGCTTGCGGCTACCTCTACTTCCACGGCTTTCTGTGAGGCTACGGCAACGTCTTCGAGAAGAGCGTCAGCGAGGTCACCCTTGGCCATAGTCGTGAGGTCGAGACTTTTGGTTGCACTGCGGAGACCCATACCACCCAGAGGCCCAATCAAGGCACCAGCAATGGCAGTGTCTATTAAGGCGTCATGACCGTTGTAGCTGTCCTGAGTCTTGGCAACCAGGGCGTTATAACCAGCGGCTTCAGCCATTGGTAGCCCCAGGTACTCCATGGCCTTCGCAGTCTTGTAGGCATTACGTGACAACTGGAGGGTTTTGACTGAGGCGTTAATCGCAGAGCCAGCACCCAAGGTCACCACCGTACTGCCCAAGAACACGGGGTCTAACAGCATTGCAGCCATCTCGGCTTGAAGCAGTGTGCCAATACCAGCGGAGGCGTACTCAGTCATGAGTTCACGTTCCTGATTCAGGTTCGTGGCGATACGCTGAGCCATGGCCATGTTCACGGGGTCTTCCCTGAAGAATTTCTCTTGGTAGTCCCGTGGCATGTCCTTAATCAGAGCCTTGACCTCATCTGACTTGAGGTTGAAGTTGGGGTCTTCCTCTTCGTCAGCGAACAGGTTGTCGAGGTCTACTGAACGGAATGGTTGTAGCTTTGCAGCCATGGGCAGGACTTGCAGGTTTCCGTCTACGTCTCCGAACTTATCGCGGAGCTTCTCGTAGCCTTGAGCCTGAGCTGTCTGTGCCCGCAGTCTGGACGCATAGCCACCCTCAGAGTACATGGGAGCACTGAGAGGGTTTCCTGGCACTGTTGGTGTCTGGGCTTCAGCCTGACTCATGGTTGGTACGCGGGGAGCTTCCTCCACAGGTTCGTCCATCAGCCCGAACTGAGTCATAATCTTTCGAGCATCTTCCTCTGCACCATCTCAGACGCCTGATTGAACAGACGATGAGCTTGGGCTACGAGTTGCTCCCTACGTTCATCCATTGGTTATTCCTTATTGAAGACCGGAGGTTCCCATCATTCGGGTACGTCTCATCTGGTCGTAAGTTGAGGTTGTTGGTTGCATCGGGTCACGGAGTTCGTTCATGGCGTCATCCTTCGCAGCCTGGACTTCAGCTTCGGTCGTGATTCGTGACCTACGGTTGACCCCGTGGTTGATGACATCCTGAATACTGTAGGCTCGGCCACCGATAGGCAGACCAATCTTGTCCGTGAGTAGAACTGTTCCGTTGTTGTCCACCATGACCGTCACATCGTCAGCGTCATAACTCGTAGCATTCTTGATGTTGTGTGTCTGGAGGTGCCAATCGACGTAGCTATTCAGTACTTCCTTTGGGTTATCTTCTGCTCGAAGTGTCGGAAGGTCTGTCTTGGGGTCTCTGACGCCAATAGCCTTATTCAAGGCCTCGTACATGACCTTCTGCATGGTTGGAGCACCATTACCGTAGACCGGACGACCCCACTCAAAGTGACCTTCACCCAACTCACCTGCCTTGGCCTTCAGGATATTCCTGGCAGCTTCATCAGCGGTCTTGAGCGGGAGTGAGGAGTACTTGGAGAGCAGAGTCCTGTATTCAGAGATCATCTGGGACGGGAAGTCATCGGTGAACGATGTGACCATCTCGTCAATACCTGTGGCGGTATGCGAGGGGTCTCTGGCTGCTTTGTCCCGATACTGGTGGTCTGTGGCCATGCGGTAACCAATCTCACGGCTACCAAAGGCTTTGGAGAACACAGCGACATCCTGCAGTCTTGACCGTTGGGTCTCATCCCGCACTTGGTCGTTAATCATGGCGTATTCATTACCACCATAGGCCTGTGTTGCGGTATCCCAGAAGGCTGGTTGACCCTCGGAACCCATCAGTAGCTGACCCACGGGGCCAGACATCAGGCCATCCTCAGGGTTTGCATCTGGGGGTAATACCGCTGTGGCCAGACCGATGAGCTGGTTCTGGATAGCGATAGGCCGTAGACGGATAGCACGGGCCAGTTGGTCTTGAGCCTGGGCAACCATCGTTGGGTCACCTGACTCCATTGCTTCGCCCACGGACTCCATGGAGAGCTGGAAGAATGACTCTACGGCTTGGCGTTCAGCTTGGGCACGTTGGGCTTCTTTGACCCCACGGAGCTTGCCGGTCTCAGTCACCAGATGGGTAAACTGGTCACGGCTTTGGACAGAGCCACTCAGCAGGGCTGGGAGCAAGTCCATGTTGGCCATACCGTCACCCAACTTTCTGAGCATGTACTGGCGGTATTTGTCCGCGTCTACACCATCGGAGAAGAGCTTGTTCTGGATACCCTTCTGGACATGGACTTCCACGGTCTGAGCTGTGGCGTTTGGCTCAAGGATGATGGAGTCACCCTCTTCGGTGTAGGACTGCTTGAATGCAGCTACCCTTGCCTTCTCGATGCCAGTGCTGATGGTGCCCTTGAGCTGGGTCATGACATTGGTGCCATTCGCAGTCTTCGGGTCAAACATCTTCTCCAACTGGTCAGCCAGCTCGAACTCGCCACCCTGAACACGGGCCGTAAGGTGGCCTACCATAAGCTCCTCGAACTCTTCCTCGGAGAACTTGTAGTAATCCTCAGGGTTCGTGAACTCGCCCTTCAGCTCAGCCATAGCGGCCTGTAGAGCCTCTGGGTTGCCCCTGTTCATCTCGATGGTGCCAGCCAGGGTATCAACTGCCAGGTTCTTCCGGTCGATGTCCAGCTTCACGTACTGAGCCTGAGTTGACGCACCCCATAACTCATCGTCCAGCCCTTGGTAGAGCTGAGCTTTTGACTCAGGGTTATCAATCTCGGCAAAGATGTTGTGGTAGCTGTCCAGACCCTTCACGAACTCCAGTACTTTCTCTGGAGCCTCACCTTCGAGGTTGGCTTCCTTGATGGCATTCTGGATTTCAGGCAGGTGGCGCATACGGCGAGATACAGCCATGTGCTTGTCGCGGGTATCAATCTCCCGCTGCTCTTTGTCCACCATCTGCTGGCGCATGTTGCCGATTGACCCCAGAGAGTCGAGGATACGACCTGAGGCCTCAGCTTCACGGCTTGCCTGACGTACACCCTGAGTGTTCGGGGCATACGCTAGTCTCTGCTGGTTAGGTGCAGAGAAAACCTGACGTCTTGGCTGGTCAGCCATAATTATCAGCCTCCAGGCCTAGTGATTTTGAGGGTTGAAACGCCAGGGTTCTTCACGGCGGTTGCTGCTCCGCTCTTGGTTGCAGCGGTCATACCTGAGGCAAACTGAGCACCTGACATTCCACCTGAGATACCGGCCTGAACGGTCTGCATCCATGAGAACTCAGGCAACTGAGCCTGACTGGTGATTCGGGACTGAGCACTGAACTGGTTACCTGCAATGTCCGCAGCGTGTGAGGCGCGGGAGTTCTTGAGGTTAGCGTCCAATGTCGTCAAGGCACGTTCAGCCTGATCGTTGATGAACTTGATGATGTTTTCGGATGAACGTCCGGTCACACCTGAGGCAGCACCTGCAACTCTGGCTGCACCTTGAGCCTGCAGTTGTTCCAGCTTCGTGTTGATCGCTTCGCTCTGGATGCTTTGTTCCGTCTGCATCTGCTGCGTGTTGCGACCACGGTTCTGGTACATCAGAGCTGTGACTTCACTGTCCCGCATCTGTTTGTTGTACCGTGAGGCGGCTTTAATGGCAGACCGTTGGGACAAGTAGTTGAAACCAATGCCCAGGACTGCACCTGCACCACCACCCATTGCTGCTGCGGTCATGCGTAACTCCTATGAATGAAAACGAAGGGTTCACCGGAACCCATGAAGTTGTTATCAGTCTCGCCCTCGGAGAACCCAATGGCCTGTAGCCAAAGACGAGAGGTCATATTGGCGGTAGCCACCCAGTTGCAGAGGTGCGTGTACTTTTTGACCCATTGGCGGGTCATGATGTGAGAGAACTTGAGGAAAGACTTGCGGCACTGCGGTAGGCGCTCATCGGTCAATAACCAGATGCCATACCACTCACCATCGACGGGTGTGACCCCTGAGATGCCCAGGACTTGACCGTCGAGTACGAGTGTTACCAGCTCCAGGCTGTCCCTGATGCACTCTTGAAGAGCGGCCAGGGGTTCGAGACCTGCAGCGCAGTAACACTCATAAACGTCGATTTCTTTGAGTCTTGGTGCCAGCTCAACCTCGTCGCCACTCTCGTAGGGACGAAGCTCCAGCATTAGACCCTCCGGTTTCTGGTGTGGTAGAAGCCTTCCCAGTAAGCGGACTGGAAGGAGAACCCGAAGATTTCCTTATTCCTAATCCGCACCTTGACGGCCCCAGACTGACCCATGATTGGCGCAGAGAAGCGACCTGAGGTCACCGGCACTTTGCCGATCAGGTTGTCCAGGCGTCCCAACACTCGGCCTTGGAAGGTCAATTCCCGAACCTCACGGCCCAAGGTTTCAACCTCAATGACAAAGTTGGAGGTATCGTCGTAAGACAGGAACAGGCGTCGAAGCTGCAGACGACCGTCAGCCCGTGTCCTCAACTGGTCATCCCGAAGGAAGAATGGTGAGAACTCGTACATAACGTCCATCCGGTAGCCCTTGTAATACCTGCTCCCTACCTTCTTGGTAATCTGTCCAGGCAGTAGGTCTGCCTCAAGGTATGGAACCTCTTGGTACTGGTAGCCATCCAGAAAGACCCTGTGTCCATGCTCCTGTTCCTGCTCGTCAAAGGACAACTCAATGTGCTCCAGAAAGGTCTGGAACTCAGGGTCACCCTCGACGTCTACGCCGGTCTGACGCTCAATCAGGAAGGAGAGCTTGGTACTCAGGACTGACAGGTCAACAATCTGTCCGTCGAACTGCCACTTTGACCATGCGGATTGCACACGTTCATTGCCCTGGTCGAAGTAGTTGTAGACATACACCGTGTTGGCGTATGGCCCTACCTCGGGTCGGACGTCAGGACAAACAGAGCGTTGATGGACGTATTGCCCACCATCTTGATGACCTGCCCCTTGATGTACTCAGGGACATGAGCGGTCACATCGGCTGTGTCGAACTGGAAGCCATCACCCACAGGAAAGAACTCTTTGACTGCGTTGTGCTTCCCACGTTTGGCAACGAAGTAGACCCGATTACCCACAGCCAGTGGCTCAATGGATAAGTCAGCTTCCTCCGCAGTAACCATCCGAGACTGGAGGCGACCAGCGGTGAAGACCTCATCCTGCTGCAGAACGTATTGCTTCCGGTCTGTCCACAAGACCAGGGAACCGGAACCAGGGGTAATGTGCTTGATGTTCACCACATCGTTTGTGTCGAGGGTGGACTCCATGGCGTCACTGTCCACCTGTGTTGCCACTGTGGTCGGGAACAGGTTGAAGAAGTTGCCGGTCTCAGAGATACAGAGCGTGTCACCACTGGCCATAATCAGACGGTTCTGGTAAATCGCCATAGCCGTGATTGACCGTGGGTTGGTCACCTCTGCTGTCGTGAGGCTCTGTTCTGACATGAAGTAAGGGAATGGTGCAGATTCCTCGTCACCAACCTTGCGTTCCTGCCAGTCGGTCGTGGTCAACTCGAAGAAGATACCCAGCGGGTTACTCTCGGTCACTCGACTGATGTCCTGCTTACGGTTCAGGCTCAGAGGCATGGTCGTCAGGTCATACCGGTTCTCTGTACCCAGGCCTGTTGATTCAACCCAGATACCTTGAGTTCCACCTGACCCATCGTATGTCAGCCAGTAGCCACCTGAGTCACTCTCCAAGTCACCACGTACCCGTACCTGATAACCGTCTGGAGCGTTGGCCCCTGGTAGGTCAGCTTCATCACGGATGTCCCGCTTGAAGGCAATCAAGCTGTGCCACCCAGAGAGTCGTTGGCTTCCAACGTGAAGTCAGAGCTTGAGGTCACATGCACCACGTTACCGTTGGAGATAGCCGTGATACCACTTGCGTTGGAGACTGCTACGGCCAGACTGGCGGCAATAGACTCGGTTCTCAGACCGTCCCTTGCACCATCAGATGTGGACTCAGGGGTCTTCACGTTGTAGACCGTACCGTTCACCTTGACGTTGTAGTTGACGGCATAGTCTGCCTGTCTGACCCAGAGCAGAGCTTCATGGGCTGGACGTCCGGTGATGCCGGTGACTACCGTGAACTTCTCGGAGCTTACGGTGATGGTCTTGAGGTCATAACGACCACGTTGACTGTAACCTTTGATGTCTGAGGAGGCTGCTGACCGGTCTTGCACACTGATGGTGACGTTGGGGTCAACCGTAATGAAGACCGTGGAGTCCTTCACACCAGCGTCGAACCCAGCGAAGTCCTCTGACAGTTTGACTGCCAGTCGTGCTGCAACGGTTTGTGGTGAGTACGTGGCTGGGTACACATAGTCCCTACCATTGATCGTATAACCATAACCACTGAAGTACTTCTTATTGATGTCCTGCTCTTTGGTCAATACCTTGCTGGAACCAAAGATTTTCTTGTAGTTCAGCGTGTTGATGACCAGCTTGTACTTCCGGTAGGACGTTGTGGTTGGTTCAGCGTCATCATCACTGTCGCCAATGACCCGCTTGGTTGGGAACGTCCGGTTCAGAACCAGAACGCTGTCCTTCACGGGCAGTAGCTGGAAGGCTTCTCTGTGGATGTTATCCCCAACTGGGTTGAGGTAAGGAACGTCAAGGAAGCTGCCACCGGTTGCTGTGAGTTGTGTCTCCAGCGTGGAACTGATGTCAACTGGATACTCCTGGCCACTCGTCCCGTCAAATACCTTGAGTTTCTGCGTCCCGTCATCGTTCAAGACAATCCGGTAGTGTTCCTTCTCGTCCCTGTGATAGTCCATGATGTAGCATTATCTGCCTGGATTAGCGAGGCGCTTTCACTTTTGGTTGCTGGACGGGGCATCAGACCCTCAACCACTGAGTTCCAGCAGTTAATCTGTTCTGAGCACTGTGTTGGCAACCGCAGGGAGGGAGCCTGCTGTGAGACACCTCCAACAAGGTTTGGGATGTCCTGTGAGACCAGTTGACCCATCAGTCGTAACCTCCCGTTAATTGGTCATAGGTGTAACCCATAGATGTGCCATGCCAGCCTCTTTACTTGGGCTTCGGTGCAGGTCAGCAGCAACTTCAGGGTTGTTGAACAGGTTGTAGTTACCAGCTTCCAGCTCTTCCTGCTTCAGGTCATAGAGCGCCTGGGCTTCGTCTTGAGCGTGGAACTGGTTAAGGGTTGGTGAGCCAATGAAGTCCGCTTGGAACTTCCGGCCAGCCTTGATGACGATATAACGCTTGGCTGTTTCTGGGAGGTTCAACCACTCCAGGCCAAGCACTAGGGTCACTGTCTGTGCTGAGGTGAACTTGGTGGTCTGAGACCTGCGGTTATAAAGCACACCGCCACGTTGCACGAAGTTGGTGTCCTGGGTGTCTACCTTCAGGGTATTTCGAGGTAGCTGACACTCACTCTTGTTGTTCAGGCTGAGCTTGTAACTCTCAGTGTTGAAGTACCAACCGACAGACTGAACCTCGCGTGACGTCCGTTCCAACTGGAGCTGGGCCAAGCGTGACTCAGAAAGGCCAGTACCCACACTGTTTACCGGAGCTTCACCGATAGCGGCCAGCATCTGGTTAATGGCGTCTAGTTCAGTCATGGGGCCGATCATTATTTGTACTCCTGCGAAAAAAAAGCCCATAGCTCAAATTAATGGGCTACGGGCTAGGGGTTACCTCAGGTTACTGAGGCGCTTGATTAAGCGTGGAACTTCTCGATGACTACAGAGCAGCCAGGACGCAGCATGTCGTGACCGACAGCCAGCTTGGCCAGGATGGTTTCACCCAGACGCAGCGGCTCTTCGACGTTACGAATCTGCAAGTCCATCAGCTTAGTAGTAGCAACGGCGTCTTCAGTGAAGGCAAGGCCTACCACGTTAGAGTAGTTACACGGTACTTGGCAGCGTTGCCAGAACCGAACTCGACGTCAGACAGAGGCTCAGGGTCGTTAACAAGACCGGCAGCTTCGTTCTGGTCAGGCAGGTTGTTGGATTCCCAGATGGTGAAGCCAGCGATACGAGCAACGGGGCCAGAGCCTTCCATGTTCGGGTTCACAGAGCCATTCACATCTTTGTTCAACCAAGTGATTGAACCAACTTGACCTTGAGCGATGTTGGTCAGAGCTTCGATCTGGTCAGGGCCAAAGACCACAGAACCAGGCTTGTAGATGTTCTGCTTACGCAGGGCAGTACGAGCACGGAACAGAGCGTCAACCAGAGCAGCACCCTCGAACTCGTCACCGGCAGCAGCCAGCATGATGTTCGGAGAGTAGGTTTCATCCGGCAGAACTTTCAGGCCAGCGGCAATAGCTTCTGCTTGAGAAGTGATATAACCAGCCTTGGCGATCATGCGGAAGATGTTACGGTCAACCAGACCAGCCAGAGACTCAGCACATTCTGTGGAGTACTGACCACGGTAGTCGTAGTGAGCAATCGCTTCTTGGATGTCAGGGATGAACACCGGAGAGATAGCGATGTCGTCAATGGTAACGATACGCTCAGAGTGACCAATCTTGTTGGTCTCAATCAGCTTACCAGGGGTATGGTACTTGGCAGTGTTCTTACCAATCAGCGGGAACGAGGCAGATTTGCCGTTCTTGATGGTACGTACACGGGTCAGGCCCATGGCAATGTGACGAGTGCGGAACATCGTCAGAACTTCACCAGCGAACAGCTTCAGGAAGAGTGCGCGGGAATCACCGGCTTGGTTAATCTGGCCAGGATTGGATACAGCTTGGTCAACAGGAAATACCATTATGGTTCCTTTTTATTATTATTGTTGTGGAATCAGGTTTGTCCCGATGTCAGGACTTGAGGTCAAAACTTAATACCAGCCGTTCACGCTTGGGCCGGAAATGAGTGACGCAGCGCGTTGTGCGATGTCAGCTCGGTAGGCTTCACCTACGGAATCGTTCCGGTAGTAACGTGGGTCGGCCATTGCTTCGTGCAATTCACCTTCAGATTTAAAGGCAGTGCTGGTCTGGGCGTTTGACCCTGTGACCTGCTTACCTTCAAAACCAGATGCGTCACGGTGGATGGCCTGCATGGCTTTCACTGCCAGTTTCTTGGCTGCGAGGTCAGAGCTGTCCAGCACATCGTTGTAGAAGTCCAGTTCATCAGCTTCGATGTTCTTAGACGCCCAGTCACGGAGCTTCGCGTACTCTTCTTCGCCACCAACTTGACGCACCAACTCCTGGTCATGAATCTGAAGTTCCAGAGCCTTAATGCGCTCGTCGCGCTCATCAGGTTCGTCACCTTCGTCTTCATCTGCAGGCTGCTGAGTCTCGTCCACCTTAGGTTCTTCAGCCTTCGGCTCTTCCTTCGGTTCCTGGGTCTCTTGACCCTTGGACTTCTCCAGCAGATCGTTGTAGCGATCAATCAGTTGTTCGACGGACTCAAAACCTTCTGGCAGACCACTTGGCTTCTGCTCTTCACCCATAGGTAAAAAGTTGCCGTTGCTGTCCTGAACGGTTACATCGGTCAGATCGACTTTCGGTTGTTCTGTTGGGGTATTAACTTGGGGTTCCATTGGCTCCTCCCATCATTTGGTTAATCGCGGCCTCTCCTCCAGACGCAGCGAGTTGTTGCATGAGCATCTTTTGGGCACGTTGCTCACGTTGTTCTTCGGTCAGTACCAATCCACGGCGGTCAATGCTGAGTGCAGCCATGACCCGTGAGGCCAGCTCACCGACATCGACGTACTCCTGAATCACTTCAGGGCCAAACGGTGCAAGGGTCTGTGTCAGGAGGTTGAGCTTACCCAGCTCCTGCTCACGACCGAGGGCTTCGATTCCGGTCAGAATCTGAGGTTGGAAGGTGTCCTTGGGCAGTTGAGGCAACTTGCCTTCTGCCTGTAGGTATCCCATCTCCAGTTGGATGATCGGAAGCTGAACAGAGCCAGCAAGCTGGGTGTACAGACCACCAAGACCCTCTTCCAGCATGTGGGTCACTTGCCTGATTTCCTCAGCGGTTACCCGCTCAGCGTCACGGCGAATGGCTCCGGTCATGAGGAAGGCTTCCTGCAGACCTGCGGTTACCTCTTGTCGTACCTGCTGTGCAATCGCAAAGTCCTGCATCTTGTCCATCTGCAAGCAACTGACGTCATCCTCATTACCGAGGACATATTCGCCATTACGTGCTTTCTCCAGGGCAACAACCTTGGCGGCAGCGTTGGGCTTGACTAGGAATATAATGCGGGCAGCAGCTACTGAGGCCTGGGTAACAGCACGGGTCAGAACTTCAAGAGTATTGAAGTCGCCCATGTGTTCCTCCACGTAGGAGCGACCGTAGTCTTCTCCCTCAACGCGGATTAACCGAGCAGCAATCCAGGGGTTCTTGCCCTTGGGGTAACGGCTGCGGGATGTCTGGATGACATGACCGGCAACCTCTTGGTAGGACTCCCAGTAATCTGGGGCACTTTGGTAAACCCGTGTGTAGACCTTCAGATTCTTCTTGAGGTCAACAGACTGAGAGTTATCCAGCCGGATACGCGCCAGAGCTTCAGCCGGTAGTTTGGACGGAGTGACTTCTTCACAAAGGATAATCTCCTCGGTTTCGCCTTCACTGTCCCGTGACACTACGTACTTGCTCAGCGGGTAATGCTTTGCCCTCTTCTTGCCGTAAAAGATCAGGACGTTTCCTGACACCAAGAGATGCTTCATCCCCTGATACAGAGTGTCCCGTGTACCTTTGTTCTCGACATTGCGGACACCGATACGCTCGATGGCTGCGAGGGTTTCTTCGACCTCACCGTAGGACTGTTGGTCTAACCCAGATTCAATCAGGGTCTTCTCATCCACGGTCAAACGGAAGAACGGATGACCAGGGGGCAAGATGCCCAGTGTCAGCTTAGAGCTGAGAGTCTTAACGGCCCTAGCGCCGAGACCGGAGGACGGGAGCGGAAAGTCCTGACCTTCAGTCTCGTCGCGGGGAACCAGACTTGGGATTGTTACTGACGCACATGCCCGTGCCCGTTGGAGGTACTGTTCACGTTGAGATGCCAACTGGCGGTAACGACCCTCCAGCGAAACGGTTTCTGACATTCAGTTATCCTGCTTTTGTTATGTTGAGGCCACTCTTTCCAGTAGCTCCAGGCACAGCTACGCTTCGGGTTTTAAGGTCTGTACGCAGCTTCTTTCGGGTCTGTGCGTTTGTACCTTTACCGTAGGCAACGTCTGCTGATGCAGCGGGAGCTGGTGCTGGAGGTGGGACTGGAGTTGGAGCTTCGGCCTTAGGTGTTTTGAAACACATTGAATGACTCCAGTTTGCTTTCAAGGAACTCAAGGACTTCCCTGCGGCCAATCTTCTGGCCAACAGTCTTATCGTCATCCTTGAGTTCTACCCTTGTGTTGAAACTGGAAGAGAGTTCTTTATGTAATAACTTGAGGTACTCTTCCATCTTCTATCCTTAGGTACGACTTTATTCAGTCGGAGCTTCTGGGGTCACATCAGCGACAACTTCAGCCACCTTGGGGTCTTTCACAACGGCACGTTTCCGAGCGACAACAGCCGGAGCTTCTTTGCGCTTGGCAACAACCAGGGGCATTCCTACCGGTACTGGTCGAACGTCATAGCCCTTGGTTTTACCCATGGCTTTCTCAGCGTCTTCACTGAACAGGAACAGGTCTTGACCCTTCACTTCCAGAAATTCACCTTGGGCGTTTACAGCGGCATAGCGGAACATGGCTTTACCTTCTTATTGGTTGAGGAGGTCAGCGGCCTCTTGGACACGCTGGGCGTACTCGTCACGCTTAATCACTTCGTATTGCTCCAACCGGTCAACGGCGATTCGTGCCACGCGGACACGCTCAGAGCTATGAATGATGCGCTTGGAGTTCAGGTTCATGTGCGTTTGGGCTGCACGGATGAATAGCTTGCGGAGATAAACTGCGATTGTTAGGAACATTGGCCCCTCATAATTCGGTAGTTGTGATTGGTGATTGCACACTCAGCTTGGAGTGCGGAATAAGCGGTCTTGTCGAGGTAGTCGTCCTCAGTGAACTGACCGGCACGACTCCTGGCATCCTTCAGGTACTGCATGAACAACCAGCCATCCTCTTCGGTCAGCTTGTGGTCAGTCATGGCGTTGAAGGCGGCTACGGTTCTGGACATTGAGCGTTCCTGCCCCGCGCCATCGCGTTGTTTGCCACGTTCGTCAATGGTGTCAGCGGCTTTACGTAGGATTTCACCTGCGAAGGGTTTTACTTCACCGGAGTCCATAGCTTCACCTCCTTGGTGTGAAAGTCGTAGTCAGATGCCTGGAGTATCCGAGCCACACGCGCTTGACGCAGGGCTTCTTCCTCACACAGACCTTTGCTTTGAAACATTGAGACCACGACATCCCAGAGGTCATCGGCTTCAGCAGTATCCCAGCGAATTTCAATCTCGCCTTTACGCTTGCCTGACTTGAGTTCGTGGGGGTAGGACACCAGCTTGGTGACTTCCTTTAGGTGCTTCTCTGCGATTACCGGCCCAATGCCTGGGCATCCGTCATAACCGTCAGTTGAATCACCCATGAGGGCTTGGTACATGAACCAGTACTGAGCCTCTTCAGGCGATACATACCATGGCTGGTAGTCTTTCTGAGGGTTGAACAACCACCCAGGAATGGTCTTCATGTCCTTGTCGATGGACACGATGATTTTCTTTGCCCCTGGCTCGTAGCCATCCCATGTGGATAGGATTCCCATGACGTCATCAGCTTCGAGGTTCGGTCGCATGAACGACGGATACTTCTCAGCCAGTGCTTCTTTCAGAGGTCTCAGGGCAATAGGTTTGCGGCCACCTTTACGGTGTCGCTTGTAGGTTGGCATGACATCATGACGCCAGTACGTACCTGTCGGGCATGACCAGCAGAAGACAATCTCATCAGCGTTAAGCTGCTTCTTGATGTCTTCCATTCGTCTGACCGCGTGGTCGAAGGCGTCCTCGAAGAACGAGTGGAGAGTCCAGAGACCGTCACCCCAGTCGATTTCTTGCTCGACTACAGATGCGGCCTCGAACGCAAAGATGTCGCCATCCATGAGCAGGATGGTCTTTGACATTAGTGGGTCTCTTTCCATGAAGCACCAACAGAGAACTCGCAGTCCAACGGACAGCGGAACTCGAAGTACTCCTCAGTTATTTTTATTGCTTCCTTGACGACTTCACCTAGCGCCTTGGCCACATGGTCACCACGGAATGCAACTTGCACTTCGTCGTGAACCCAGGCACAGAACGCATAGTCACCGTCCCAGCCATGCTTGAAGCCACGCTCTTGCATGAGCCTGTCGATTTCCACCACCCACTTCTTGCACACCAGCGCACCAGCTCCCTGTAACAGGAAGTTCAATGCAGCGTGAGGTGAGCGAACGTAGATGAGGCGACCGTCCAGTCCATACAGGTGGCCACGCTCGGCGGCTGTCTTAACGGCATCTCGGAGGTTTCGGATTGCAGGGGTGTTATCTAGGAACTTCTTCTTGATCTTACGACCGGCTTTCTTCTTCTCTTCGACCGTACCCTCAGGGCAGACAATGGCTCCAATCAGCTCATCCCCTGCTCCGTAAAGGAACGCATAGATGAACGTCTTGGCCAAGTCACGGGTTCCGAGACCAGCAGCCATCTGGTTGGCCGTGTGGATGTCACCTTCCAACAGTTCCCTGATGTAGGCTCCACCATCGAAGGTGGCCATGAAGTGTCCCAGGCACCGGAGTTCCAGACCTGAGGCGTCAGAGCCAAAGAGTCTCCAGCCAGGAGGAACGGTGAATAGCTCCCGACACTGCGGGCCGTACTCCACCTTACCGCTGGGAACCTGGGCTACGTTGGGTCTGGAATGCGTGGCACGACCTGTAGCTGCACCACCGGTATTCACTGACCCGTGGATAAAGCCTTCAGGTGTCACACACTTAGTCCAAGCCTGCTCACCGTCTGCAAGTTGTGATAGTCGTTTCACAACCATGAAGTAACGGGCCAGATGCTTGGCTTCGGGGTATGACAATTCGCCCAGAACTTCGTCGTCAATCTTAGGTTGGCCACCTTCGGTAAAGACCGTGGGCACCCAGCCGTAGAAGTCCTTCAAACGCTTGGCAATGTGTTGACGCGAACCAGGGTTAAACTCAATGAATTTGACCTCACAGAACGGAGCGTCAGCCGTCCTGTCTGGCATGTAGGGGTCTTTGTAGCAGATGGTCTTCTTGGGTTTCTTGAGGGCTGTGAACTGATACCAGCACCCGAAGATGTCCTTGAGTTCTCTCTCGATCTTGACCTGTTGGAGTCGAAGCTCCATTTCCAGCCGTTCGGCTTTCTCCACATCGAAGAAGAAACCGTTCCGCTCCTGTTGTGCCATGACCCAGCAAATGTGGTGCTCAAGCTGGATGGCTCTCTGGGAGTAGTTCTTGCTGTCGATTAGCTCAAGCAGGTCTAGGGTTACCCAGACGTCCTGCTCACAGTAATCAAGCATGTCCTCGGAGTATGTCTGCCAGTCCGTCTGCTCGGAGAAGTCTCCCTTCAAACGGTTTAGGCGATAACCCCAGGCTTTCAGGCTGTGGGCACCAAAGAGTTTCGGCGGCAACATCTGCTTGCCTTCCATCGCGTTCAGGTGCCATGCAATGTCCCTCAGCTTGTTCTGCTGCTGGGGGTTACCATCCATGGACTGCCACGACTGGAGGTCACCCTGGAGCTGCTCATACTTGCGCCATCTGCGGGTCAGGACAGTATCCTTGTCACCCACGTTCGGGAAGATGAGCCTGCTGAGTACCAGGGTGTCGATGATGTTGTCACCGCGAACCTTCCGGCCAGACAATTTCTGCAAGGCTGGATGGTCATACTTGATGCCATTGTGGAACGCTACGGATGTGGCGCTCTCGATAAGATCAATAAACTCGGACATCTGGTGTGGGCGAAACTTGTAAACCTTCCGCGTATCACGGTCGATTGCCACCGCACACCAGAACTTAGAGACCGACTGCAACAGACCATTGGTTTCAATGTCTGCTACTAGCCTCAATAGCCGTACTCCTGTTGCCCATCGTTGACGAAAGCTCCCATCCTGTACTCAGAGAGCAGCCCAGTGTCCGTGTCGTAGCCAAGGCGTATGGTTTCGCCTGTGGATTGACCCGTGTACCGGTCTTTCAGGATGCGGAGGATTGTGGTCTGGCGTTCCTCCAAGCTGTCTGCCTGTTGGTTGCGCTCAAGACCGAACATGAAGTGCGCCCAGAAGCCGATGGCACGGGAGCCTTTGAACTGACGGATGGTGACCCGCCCGCCTTCCTCATGAGATGGCCCCTTGTCTGGGGTCGAGAGGTGAGAGATAACGTGCAGGATGATGTTGTAACGCTTAGCCAGAGTGGCCATACGCGCAGTCACATCTTCCAGTACTTCCTTCTCGTCCTTGTCGGCACCCGTGGCCAGAGCCGTCAGGTGGTCGATGTAGAACATGGTGTAGCTTGGGAGGCCAGGTAGATGATGGCTGGTTCAATCTCGTCCCAGTCAGTGCAACCCCAGGAGTCCCAGATGGTCAGACGCTCATCCAGACCTGGGTCATCGAGCACCTCGTCCATCTCTTCCTGTGTCCACCCTGAGTCAGGGATGTGGAAGCGACGACCGGCGATCTTGCCAGCGAACCTCTTGCCCAACTCGTCAGGCATCATCTCCAAGTAGAACGCGGCAACCTTGTGGCCCAGAACCTTGACGTCATACGCCATGGACTGAGTGAACACATCGGTCTTACCCACGCCTGTACCCGCTCCGAGGAAGTAGACCTCCCCCAACCTGCGGCCATACGTCAGCTTTGTCAGTGTGTCCAAGAACCAGGGGTAACCCCATTCGACCGGCTTACGGACTAAATCCTTGATGTCCTTGAGGGTCAGGAGACCAGCGGGCTTATACTTCTTGGCACCCCAGAACGCAGCCATCAGCTCTTCCACACGACCGGCCTTGAGCATGTCGTTGGCGTCTTTGAGCGGCAGGGTGATAATCTTGACGGTCTTGTGCATGAGCAGCTTTGCAGCTATCTCAGTGGCTTCCTGTCCTGGCTCATCCATGTCGAACGAGAGGTAAATCTCATCGAAGTTGGCGAGGTAGTCCAAGTTGTCGGCAATACATCGCTTAGCTGAGTCAGCGCCATTCAGGAGGCTTACCACGGGGTATTTGTTCCCCTGCACCTGACTCCAAGTGAGCATGTCGATTTCACCTTCAGTGATAATCAAACGCTTGCCACCGGAGAACAGGTGCATCCCGATCAGGGGCTTAGGCTTAACGGTTCCCAAAGTAATGAAGTCCTTGTTCTGGAACTTCACCTTCTGGGCAACGAGCTTCTGGTTTGGCAACCTGACGTCACAGACTTGCACTGGTTTGTTGTTGAACCGGGCAACCCGATAGCCAAACTTCTGGCAGGTATCTTGGTTAATGAGTCGTGCCTGGAGCGGACGGTAGTCGCCCTGGACAAACTCGAAGTCAACGGTCTGCTTGACCCGTACTTCCTCGCCCTCTGGTGGTTCCCAGTGCTCACAGCCTGCGGAGAAGCAGTAAGCGTGACCATCGGTATACCGAGCGAGGTTGTCCTTGGAACCACACTTGGGGCATGGCTCCTTAGCTAGAAACTCGCTCTCTTGTTCCATCAGACCAGACTCAGTTGCGCTGGCTTAGTGATGGTGAGGCGAAGGTTCTGAACGAATTTCTCTGTCAGTCGAGGTAGCTTTTGGGCAATTTCAGACGGAGACCCGAGGTACATCAGGTTGTTGATGCTCACGCGGTAGTAGTCAGCACGGGCCTTGTGGTCAGGAACGTAGCGAACGTAACCGTCACCAATGTCTTCAGCCTTCATGGCACGACCGGTGTTGTTCAGGTCATGGATACGGGCAGCCAGACGGGTGATGCCGTAGTGGTTAATTGCTTCCCAGGAGGTGATGCCTCCGGTTGCGGTTACGTGCTCAACAATGAGTTGACATTGGGTCTTTCCCGCTGTCAGGACTATTTGAGTTGAAGACATAGTTCACCTCCTCAGGTGCTAAACGATGGTGTGGAAAAGGGGTTCGATCAGGGGATACTGTTCTTCGAGGTAGCCAATCAGTCCGTTCAGTGCGGCACGTTGGGCTTCGGTGTACTGTTCGTCAGAACCGACGAGCACTACGAAGATGGAATTGGTGTTGTACCGTGGGTCAACATTACCCACCTCATCACGGGCACGAATGGCCTTGTAGGTGTTCTTGTTGAGGACGTCACCGTCACGCAGAATGACGTAGTGAGCGCCAATGCCGTTGACCCCAAGGTCTCGGTAAAGGCACTCAACGTCCCATGCGGTCATATCTTCAGAAGCTGTGCCCACACTCAGGACAACGATGTTCTCTGTCGTCGGTCGGGTGCGGTACATAATCTTTGTCTCCTTCTTGGGAGTAAGGGTCTAAGCGGAAAAGGATTGTTTCAGCGCCTTTCTCTACGATGAATTTCTCTACTTCCAGCTTGTAGATGCGGTTGTCGTTAAACAGGTAACGCTTCTGCAGGCAGTCGATGAAGGGCTTGAGCGCGTTGTCGAGGTCAGACAGCTTGTTGCTGTAATAGACCTCTGCGGTCAGTTTCATTTTGCCTTTCGGTTCGAGGGGAAGGTCAGGCAAGACCCGCAGGAGATGGTTCTCATACATCCTGTAGGCCTTGCTCTTGGTCTTCTTTCCGAGGTAGGACTCATTCGCAGATAGAGGCTTTAGGCCTGTCTCTACGAATAGCGCCATTAGAACTCCACGGGTTTGCCGTTGTCCTGACCTTCGGGTTCACCACTGGCTTGCGGTGTGTAGCCTTCAGGGTTGTCCATGGAAGGAGCCACGTAACCGCCCTCTTCTTCCTCGAAGCCATAACGGGAGCCATTGACTCCAGTGCCATTACCCAGGCTGATGACCTGAACAGCGGCAGGCTCCATGCGGAGGCCAACCTTCGGTGCCACGTACCATGTGAACAGGCGGCAGCTAATCTTCAGCTCAGCGCCAGGTTTGATGGTCAGCTCACCCTTGATGGGCGTACCGGTAGCGTCAAAGAAGGCAATGTTCTTCTCGAAACGCTTCTCGCCTTTACCGCCGAAACGCTTCATTTTGATCTTGAAGGTCACGGTGCCATCGTCTTGGTTGACGTCATAACCCAGGTCTTCTTCCTTCGGCTTCTTACCGCCGAGTTGGGCCTTGGTGATTTCAACGTGACGCTTGTACTCTTCTTCCACAAAGTCGATGAAAGCCTGGGACTCTTCGTTCAGAGGGCAGACCAGATTGACCTTGTATTCGCCTTCCTCGTCATACTTGGTGTCTGGACGGGTCAGCCACGGGTAGTTCGCCACACCTTTGGGAGTGGTCTTGAATTTAAACTTACTTGCCATATCGGTTTATTCCTGAGGTCGAGACTTCTCAATCTGAAGACACCACAGACGGGCCACAAACTCAGCCTCTTGGCCTTGTTCTCTACCAATGAGTAGGAACATTTCTTCGGGCACCGCTAGGTTTTGATCGAGAAGCATGTGAAAACGTGTGATTGCGTTATATTTCATGGCTCACCTCCAGGTGATGATTGGTTAATCCTTAGGTACGACTTTATTGCCGTACCATTGGTATGCCGGAACCACCACCCAGAGATTTACCGGTGGTAGGCTATCGGACAGGACATACGCCTGAAGCGCACTCGTCATCGAGGAGTTCGTCAAACGAGTTGGACTCTTGGTCGAGGACGATGGGTTGGAGCTTGCTGGTGTATTTGTCATAGACCTCCTTGGTGACCACTTCTTGTGGCAGGTACTGGTAGCCCAGGTCTGCAGCGGTCTTGGTAGGGTCTGTCCGATAAAGGAAAGAGACGCCAACGTAGACGTCCCAGTTGTCCAGCAGCCACTTGATAATGGCCGGAACTTCTGTGGGGTCGTAGCTGATCGTCACGCTGGTATTCTGTTGCGTCCAGTTCTGTTGCAGCAGCTTGTACCGCTCCAGTTGGCTCACAGCAGACTCCAGATTCACTTCAGTACCATCGACGGTCTCGAACGGTACGTCATCCCATGACACAGGAAGTGTCGCCAGGACTGCAGACGGGTCGGTCGGGTGATCGAACACGCGGTAATTCGCACGGTCGAGGATTTGAACCAACGGGTCATGCTTGGAGAAAGCCACGTTGTTGAAGATGTAGCGTCCGAGCGGCTTGTGAACACCTTCAGTGGTATCCATAACCTTGCTCAGAGTGCCTGAGGGCTTCACACAAGTGACGTTCTTCGGGCGTGGAGTACCCAGCTCATCAGCCATTGAGTAGGCCGCAGAGGTGGCCACACGCTGCATGTCTGTGTATTCCCAAGCACCCAGGTCAGGACGTCTGGCGATGCCTGTCAGACCAACACCGCACAGTCGCAGGTGATAGTTGTTCAGGTGCCATGACTCTTGGAGGATGCCATCTCGCAGGTCAACACAGGTCTGCCGGTAGTTGGCACGGGCAGCAATGTACAGAGCACGGAGCAAGCCAGCAGGGTCATTCTTGAACTTCGCAACATCGACCTCGGTCAAGTTACAGAAGGACTTGTTGCCCAGCAGGATTTCCACGCAAGGGTTGCAACCCCAGAACCAAGGGGCACGACGACGAGCTGCCTCAGCGTTGATGAACCCAGGCTCAGAGCCACCGGCTTCCTGCATCATGGCGAAGATACGCTCCAGCTCACGCTTGAGGGGCTTCTTCTTGAATAGCAGGGAGTTGTTGGACTGAGTACGGTGAGCGTTGTCGTGCAGCCAGTAGTCTTTCTTGGCTACAGCGAACTCTTCCCACTCTTCCTCATCCACGGGGAATATGGCGATTTCAGCACTACGGCGTGAACTCAGCACGGTTCCCAGGTGGTTCTCAAGGTCAAGGATGTCCATGCGTGTCAGCAGACAGCCAGCCTTGCGGTTCAGGATGTGAGCGATCTTCTCGTAGGCGTTAGCAATCTGCTCATCACCGGAGGAAATCCATCCGTAGCCAGCGAGGCGTTCACCGGCAGGTCGAATCTGAGAGAAGTCCAGCACCAGCTTCTTGGCCGGATACTTACCAGCCAGGAGTTTGCCGATGGACTTAGCCCAGGCTTTGGCGCTATCGCCAACTTGAATTGTCCAGACCCCATCACTGAAGGTCTCGACATTGTGCTCATTCCCGCCCTTGCCTGTCCGAGTAGACCGAACGGTTTCGATTTCGGGAATGCGCTGCATGAACCCAGTTAGGGTTCCGATCACGGGGCTGAAGCCTACGCCACAGCCTTGCAGTAGCAGCCAGAGGCTATCCACTACGTCATAGATCGTCTCAACACGCAGGAACGAACAGTTGAACTGAGAGGCTTCACGGGTCTTAGCGACATCGGTTCCACCCAGCCATAGAGTCCGTCCTGAGACCGAGACTTTCCGTTCAAGCATTAGGACACGAAGCTCATCCAGCTCCAGCATCTGGTCATAGCTCAGTTTCTTACCTTGAGCACGTTCCCAGAGCCAACGCTGGTGAGTAATCACGCGGTTGACCGTCTCAGCCCAGGTCTCAAAGATAGAGCCTTCGGCATTCAACGGTCGGTTATAGGTTCTACGGGCAACAATTTGGGAGCGAACGCTTTGGGTCATGCTTCCAGCTCCTTCTTGTGGCGCAGGTGGGACAGGATGTATTGCATCCCAGAGATGTAGCTTCAGGTGTTTCGAGTAGGTACACCACGAACTTCAGGCGGGAACTGGTCGATGTCGTCAACCAGCTCGATGTCACCCATGAGGTCATCAGCGGTCAGAGCCAGCTTTAAGGCTTTACATGGGGCGCAGGTGGGGGTTGTAAACAGCTTCATGTTTGGGTGCTGTCTCCTTATCTTGTTGTTCGATGGTCGCAAGGAACTCCGCAAGGAACTCCTTGAGCATTTTGTTTTCGGTGTGAAGCGTGTGGAGGGTCTCGCAGGAGCCACAGAGGTAGTCTGAGGTACACGTTAAGCCGTGCCCCATGTTTCTCCTGCAGCCCTTGCTGAAGTCACTCACCGGTCGTCTCCGTTCCCCTGGAGAGTGCCTGCCTGTTTCCGCGCATTGAGCTTCTTCAGGTTGAAGTAGGCGCTGTCGCCCATGGCCAGACCCATGACTTCGTGCAGTTGGGCCAGATACCAGAGGACATCACCCATCTCTTTCTCAAGGTCTTCACGGGGCAGAACCTCGTAGTCACCACGCAGGAACTTCTTGACCTTACCGGCCACTTCGCCAGCTTCGGACACAAGGCCCAGAGCCAGGTATTCCAGGGCTTTATCCTTGGGGTAAATGGCGGTTTCGCTGGTCTTCTCTTGGTAGTCGTTCATGTACATATCAGGCGGCTCCTTTCACAATGAGGTTTATGCAGTCGTCAAACAGTTCGCTCACATCAGTCACGAACTCACCGAGGTCAAGCTGACCGTTTGAGTACCGAGCGATGAACTCAGCGACAATGGCGATGGGTGAAACCACCAGAAGGAAGAGGCCCAAGCCACGGGCTACAACCTGCTTCATGGTCTGCTGGTAAAGGATTTCTGGTTTAGGCATTGAGCATCTCCTCGTTGCGCGCTATGGCGTGGGCAAGCTGCCGTTGCTCGGCGTAGATAAGGGCTGGAATCACTTCAGGTCGGTAGTCGCCCACACCAACCCAGAGGATGATTTCGCGGTTGTACCGGATGCCCATGCAGTAGCAGGTGGCCTTGATGGTCACGTAGCGGGACTGAGGCATAGCTTGGTGGTTTCCCAGGTACTGCACTTCTGGACATGAGCCAGGGCTTCATCAAAGGTCATGCTTTCTCCTTGGCAATCTGCCAGATAGACGCGAGGTCAGGACTATTGGTTAAAATCTCATCGACAGCCTGGGCGTAATCCCTGACTTCTTTCTGAGCGTGTGGGTCAAGACGGAGCTTAACGATACGGGCGTAGTCAGCCAGAGAGCCGGTCTCCCAGAACTCTGTCAGCATGGCCTGAGGCAGTGCCAGACGGGCTTGCTCAGGGCAGACACCCACCAGTAGCAGCCAGTGGTAAAGGTTGTCGCTGAACTGGTAGACATCGCTTTCAGACCAAGCCTCAGGCACATCCTCAAAGTCACCCATGAACAGACGCTCACGGTCGATGACCCCAGAGGAACCCTGCTTGGCACCATTGGTCGGAGCACCACGCCATTCATCAATCTTGAAGAACTCAGGCTTATCGCTGACGTAGCGCCTGGACACCTCGTTACGGGTCAGGCCAACCTGATGCTTGAACCACTGGCGGGCAATGGCAATGGGCATCTTTAAGTTGAACGTGACGTCATGGAACCGAGGGTCAAAGTCCAGCTCGGAGTCCAGGGGTGTCACCAGAACGCTGTCTGAGTGTTCCGGCAGGAGCATTCCAGTGAAGACCTCAACAGAGGCTGGGGCATAGACCATCAGCTCATTCAGGATGGCAATGCGTTCCTGCATGTGGAGTACCGGACAGTGCAGCATCTTCAGCCAGCCATAGAGGCTCATCCGAAGGTTCAGACCCCCTGCCCCATTGATATGCCATTGAGCACCGGCAAGACCCAGAGGCCCAAGCTCATTGAAGAGCTGAGCGGTCAGAACCATGCCGTAGTCCAGCTTCATACCAATGCGGATATGACTGAAGGGTGTCCAGTGGTCATGGTTGGCGAGGTACTTGAGGAGTTTGATGTCGCGTTCATCCAGCTCAGTGCTGGTCTTGGCGAATGAAACCCGTGCTGCGTTTACAGCGGTCAGGTCGTCGTTGTCGTGCTCAACTCGCTGCACGAAGCCATTGGATACTTCAGTCATAGTCACCTCCGATCAGTGAATGGTGTAGTCAGGAATGCCCACAGCTTTGTGCTCTGGGTACTTCTCCTGCAGTCGGGCCAGACGTCCAGACACACGGCCTTCGGTCTCACCGTGGCGCATGTAGGTCAGGGTCTTGTTGATGCAGTCGTCAGCGAATGCCTGTGTTGCAACGATGTCCTTGCCATCACAGCCGATCTGGCAGATACCGAAGTCGAAGTCAGCCAGTAGCTCTTCCAGACTCAGGTCTGTGGCCAGGAAGATGACTTGGATGGGCAGACTGTCGGTCGGGAACTGCAGGATGTAGTCGATGTGACGCTCGTTACCCAGAGTCGAGCCAGTGCTCATCTCAAGGTCAGGCTCACCGAAGACAGCGATTAGCTTCTGGGTGACCTCATTGCGTTTCTCAGGGTCAACGTACAGCCAGAAGTCCAGGTCTTTGACCTCAACTTCGTTCAGCATGTCACGCAGGGCACCACCGGCCAGGAAGACGTTACCGCCACCCTTGGCTTCTTCGATCTTCTCGGCAATGTCAGTCCATTCGGGGTGAAGCAGGTGCAGCAGGATTGCAGGGGCTTGTTTAATAGTCATGGTCATCTCCTCAGTTCTTGGCTTTGAGACGGCCACGACCGTCGTACTTGGAGCGGGATTCTTGGGGGTGACGCCCAGGCTTGGTCTTCCAGCCATAAGCTGTTGAATCGAACACTTCACAGAACTTCTCGAAACGAGCCATGGCACGAACGAGCATCGGGTCTTTCATTACGTTGTCAGCAAACAGGTTGGTAAGTTGATTCATGGGGCGCTCCTCCTCGGAACAGAAAGAAAAAAAGCCCCGAGACGCTAATCTCAGGGCTTGGTTTGTTGGTTAATCCTTAGGGCCGACAAAAAGGTCAGAACCTTGGGTTAGGCCTCGGTTGTGGCTTCACTGGCATGTCCTTGAAGCTGGTCTTGAAGACGCCACAGGTCACAGCCTCGGATGATTCCAGAATGTAAAAGACTGAGCCTGGGTTCTCTTTGGCCAGACGCATGGCTTCCGTTTCTGCGGTGTCCTTGGCGTAGTGGACTGCTTTAGGGGCGTATTGCAGTTTGTCTCTGTTGCCTGGGAGGCCACGCATTACTTCACTGTTGACCACCATCCAGATTGGACGGACGGGCTTCTGATCGCTGAACTGGCTGTGTTGGTACATGGTCACCTCCTCGGTGAAAATTGATGGTTAATCCTTAGGGCCGACAAAAAGAAAAACTCAGTGGAAGTGAGGGTCTTCTTGTGCTGAGGCAGGACGGTCGTCGCGGGTGATAGTCACGCCCTTATAGGTGAAGGACAGGATGTTGCGGTCTTTCTGCTTGAGACCATTGAAGGAACGCTTAGCAACAAGGGCCAGCTCTTCCAGCTCGTAGTCTTGAGCCAGAATCTTGGTGACCTTGTGACCAAAACGCTTGGCTTCTTTTATCTGCAGGTTGATTTCTTTCAGGATGTTGCGTTGGGATATGAAGTGCATGTTGTTCTCCTCGGTGAGTTGTTGGTGATGGTTAATCCTTAGGGCCGACAAAAAGAAAAAGCCCCCAGTTGGGAGCTTTCTCGGATTGGACGCGATGTCAGGACTACTTATGCAAAAGCATAGAGCGAGTTCAGGATAGAACTGATGTCGAGACTACCTGAGAGAGGAACAGGCGCAACTTCCCCACGGATGTCAGGTGGCAGTTGAGCCATGAACTCCTCACGGAGGTTCTCAAGTACAGCTTCCTCGTACAGACGCATGAACGCCTCACGGATGACCCTGAAGAATACGTCAGTGTCTGCCGCATGTGTGCCAAAGGAGTCGTGAATCAGCGCGAATGAGTCCAGGCCTTCTACGACCGATTGAGCGACCAGTTTCAGCAAGTGACTTGAGTCCAGGCTGTGGGTCACGTTCGGGCTGATGGCATTACCAGCTCGCATGATGTCCATTTCTTCCATTTCTTCACGGATGGTCAGGTCTAGCGCCTTCCCGAAGATGCGGGTCTTCACAGTCCTCATGTTGTACTTGCGGTAGTTCTGGCACACAGGAAAGCCCAGTGGTGTTGTCCAGCGCACAGGACGGCCCTGAGAGGCCACCAGACGGGCGATACCCTGCATCCACTCCATTGCCTCAGCAGCCTTCAGTACGGTCTCACGGACGTACTTGTAGAGCAGCTTGGCCATGATACCGGCAGCATCGAACCCATCGTTATGGAACGGGAACAGCTCACGGTAGCCACGGTCGTCAATGGCCCTGGAGTCCAGCAACTGGTCACAGTGCTTCTTCAGCGGGTTGATGGTGTCTTCCAGAACCTGCTCACGGAAACCAAACTCCTTGGAGCCATACGGGAAGGTCATAACCGAACGCTTGCAGTGCTTGCGGTTGATGCCAAGTTTCATCCAGTGTACATGGCGACGACCTGCTTGTACTCGCGCAGAACCTCACGTTCACCCTTGTCCTTGGACACAACGTCACCGGCAATACGGTTCAGGATGGCTGGCCACTTCTGACCGCTGGCACCCTTGACCTCCTTCAGGTAGTACGCCTTGGCTACGGCCAGAGCTTTGACCTTGGCTTCATCCTCGGAGGTACACTCACCGACCACTGACTCCATGTGAGCCACGACCTTGTTCATGACCTTGGTGTAGATGTCCGCTGGCTTGGCTGCAGGTACAAGGTTCACGGCTTCACCGGTAATCTCGCAACGCAGAGCCATCCCCAGGTTCTGAAGCCCTGAGCATGAACCGTCGAGGTCGATAGGCATGTGGACACGTACTCAGCGCCCTGCTCCATGATGCCCTTCAGTTCACAACAGGCGGCGTATGCTGGAATGGCTTGTCAGCGTCTTCCCAAAGTCGATCCGATATCGGGTCTATTGCACACGCAATTAGGGCATTAGTGTTGTCGTCAACCCACTTGATGCGGTCATCGAATGACACCTTGTCCACGCCAAACAGGTTGGCAATGTGAATCTTGACCCAGCGGATACCACGGGTGCCTACCTTCTTGCCCTCGGCAAATTCCAGTAGACCCTTAATCCAATCGGCAGTCTGAGGGCTGAGCTGAGGCACAGCGTACAGGCGACCACGGAAGTCCAACTGGTGCGGGAAGTACACACGGTCAAACTCCATGAACTTGTGAGCTGTGTTCATGACCATGTGATAGGTCACACGCTGACCACGGCGGTTGATGTTGGCGTCGAAGGCACGGGCTGCTTCCTTGCGGTAGCGGTTCCACTCGTACTCGCGTTGCTCAAAGTCTGCTGGCAGTGTTGGCTTGTGGCCACGCTTAGGGTTCTTCTCGTACTCACGGATGGCACGACGAAGCTCTGCGTGTTCCTTACCCCAGGACGGCTGGTCAGGCACCACAACGTCAGTGATGGCAGGCATCTTGGCCTTCTCAACTGTCCGTCCGATAGCCTTGAGCTGGTCGTGGAGTTCAACAACGTGGGGGCGAATGCGCCAAGCTGTGTCTTGGGCTGCATTGACTGCTGCCAGAACTTCCGGCATGTGAGCTGACTTCAACTCCTCCAAGTAGTTCCGATCTCGGGTCTTTACGAGACGAACAGGCGGACTGTAGGCGCTGAGGTAGCCACCACCATGGGACATGCCTGGAGTCCAGGGCACCGGAGGAACGACCATAGGCTCACGCACAGGTTTGACCTGGGACATGAACTCGACGTTCTCGGCAATCCACTCCAAGGTGGTCTCAGTGGCCATGATGTACTTGACCGTCTTAGCCCCACCCTTGCCCTGCTTGGCATGGTCTTCAACCGCGATGAACGATGGGAGGGCTGACCGTACAACGTCAATCAGGTAGCGACCCACTTTCATCTTCTTCTCTTCAGGCCATGTCTCACGCTCTACACCGGCCAGTCGGGAGACCCTTACCATGGAGTCCAGTTTGTGGCGAACAGCGTTCTTCTTGGCCATCATGACCTCCAGGCGCTGCACCAGAGACTTGTCCTCCTCCTTGAGTTTCTTCAGGAACAGTTCTTCCTCAACGGCCTTGCCCACGTTGACCGCAACACTGGTGTAGGGGCTGGCAGTGCTGATGCACGACATGAGCTGTTGGAGGGTCAGGTAAGCAGCCTCACGGTAACCAACCAGAGACACAATCTCAGCAGCTTGGGCTTCAACGGATGGACGACCACGGGACTGCTTCTCAGCCTGCATGACGCTCAACGCTTCTAGTGCCTCTGCTACTGCTCCCATACGCATGGATACATACCGAGAGCCATACGTGGTGTCTGACTCCTGGCCACGGCTCTGGGCCTTCTCAAGGTTCTTGAGGTAACGGTCTTTACCCAACTCAAAGCTACGCTCTTCCAGTTGCATCTGCAGGTGGTAGAGTTCCGGTGCTGTACGGAGTTCTACTTCGAGTTCAGTCTTAGCGTTATGACTCATGGTTATCTCCTGAAGTTATGACTAGTAGTAATAGGAACTAGTAGTAATAGAGCTTGTAGTAATTGAACTTAGGGTTATTAACTAAAGGTTATTGATCTTTGGGTCTCCCCTTAGGGCCGACAAAAAGAATCTGAATTAAGTCGGGCAAGGGGTAATCCTTAGGTACGACAAAAAGAATCTGGGTCAATGCGAGAGCGCAATAGTATCGAGGTCAGGACTAAAGTCAACAAAAAAAAGATAGGCCCGAAGGCCTACCTCAAGTTTGGTGATAGTCAGTCCATAAGGTGATGGAGTTTCTTCTTCTTCAGGTGGGTATAGCGTTCCAGCATCTGGAGGGAGGCATGACCAGAAACTTCCCTGACTTCAAACAGGTTAGTTGCTTTGCTGACCATATCTGTGATCTTGGTATGCCGACAGTCATGGAGTCTGAGGTGTTCCAGCCCTAACTGCTTCCTGACCCTGTTGTAGGTGTTCCTGATGCTATCGGGATGCTGACTGAATAGTCTGCCAGCGGTCTTACCCTTCGCCCACTTGGAGAGGATGTCAGAGGCCTTGCTGCTCATGGGTACACTACGGCCTTCACGGCTCTTGGTAGCAGTCGCAGGGAGGTCAATTTCCATGTTCTCCCAGTCCAGCCACTCAGCTCGGAGGTAGACCACCTCAGACACACGACAGGCTGTTTCCAGCAACAACTCGTAGACTGCCTGAGCCTCACCAGACAAGGCGTTGGTCAGAGCTGTCCTGTCCTCAGGGGTATGTATCGAAGTTCGCCCTGGCGCATCCTCAGGCATCCGTATCTGCCGTGCAGGGTTGACCAGAGTCGTCATGAGTTTGTCCTTGATGAGGAACTCAAAGATACCGGAGATGATGTAGACCTCTTTGCGAACAGTTCCCGATGAGACCTTACTCAGGCGTCTGTCCACGTAGTCCTTTAATTCAACGGCCCCAAAACCCTCGACTGGCGCGGTGCCCACAGACTTCTGGATGCTCCGCATGTTGGCCATACGCTTGTTGTAGGTTGACCTCGCGTTTGGGGTCTCAAGCGTAGCCTCCTTGGGCTTCATCACCTCGTCAAAGTACAGCTCAAACGCTGAGTCCATCCGAAGGGTCGCGCTGTCGAGCATTCGCTCTTGGTCAAGACCCCACGCTTCAGCCTCGCTTTTGAACTCAAAGGTCTTTGACTTGTGGACAAACTCGCCATCAACCTTGCGTCTTACTTGAACTCTCCACTTGCCGTTTGGCATCCGGTGCAGGTGCAT